AATGCATTAAGCGGAAAACAACTCACAAAACAAAAGGCTTTGCTTCTTGCTGCGATTTACAAAAACAACGTACAGCTGAAAGCAGCATTGGTAAACATGGGACTTCTTACAACTGCTGAAGCCGCATCAATAACAAGAGGCAAGGCTTTGGCTATTGTGTTCAAGTCTATCGGAATATCTATACGAAATGCGGCATTGGCTATAAAATCATTTATGATGTCTAACTGGCTGATGTTTGCAATTGCAGGTGTTTACGAATTGATTCACGCATACACATCAGCAAACGAGCATATCGAAGAAATCAACAAGCAAGCAGCAGAACACGCAAAAGAGACGTTTGAGAATATCAAGCAATACCTTGAAAGCGAATCAACTATAAACACACGACAAAGAGTTGTTTATAAAGAAGGGAATCCGCTTACTGACTCTGAAAGCCAAAAAGCTTGGGACGAAATGCGAGAGAAGATAGAGTTGTCTTCGTCTGCATCAAACACGTTTGTAGCAAAGTTAATGCAAATTGACAACATTAATAGTCGGCTTGCTGCTGGATTCGATTATCTGAGAGACGTTCAACGTGTCGCAGGCGTGATGCAAACTCTTGAAAAAGATGCTATTAATGTTTCTTCCACAACCCTTGGTGGTACTTTTGGCGAAGGCTTAAAAGACGACCTTGTAGATTACATGTCAACTGTAGATGTTTTGCTGAACAAATACGGTGACATGAAAGAAGCCGAAAAAGAGTACCAAGACCAAATAAAAGAAGGTTATATTGGTATTGGCAACCTATTTTTTGACGTTGCAGAGTTTCGTAACGAACTAAGAAAGACTACAGATTCGTTATATGACGTTGCATCAAGAGAAGGGTTTAATGCAAGCGAACAGCGCGAGTTCTTTGAGCGAGAAATCAGTGAGATTTCACAAGCCGAGCAGATGGGTGCAAAAGAAACAAGAATCTTCCGTATGCAAGCAGAAAAAGAATACTACGCATACGCAAGAATGCAACTTGTTTCACAACTTGAATATCAACATGGAGCAGAAAAGGCTGCAACAGAAAAACGCATAAAAGACCTTGATAATGAGTTTGGCAAGAACAAAGCATTACAGGAAAGTTTCTTTACATGGCTTACAGAAAAGCAAGACCATGCGGTGAAGAATATGCTTCGAGGAAAAACTCAGGAAGAAATCAAACAGGGAGAGTGGCTTAAAGACTCTAACGCTAAGTGGGTCGAAGAAATGGCTCGCAAATTCTCGAAAGAGTACGGAGTGTCGTTTGATGTCTTGCGTAAACTTGTAATGAATGCAAACACTTGGTCAATAAACATTCCCGTATTCTTCCAAACAATAGGCCAACCGCTTTCTGATGTACAGAGAGACTACGAGGCACGTACTGGCAAGAAATTCTCAAGCAATCCTATTATTAAAGACGCAAAGACTCAGGTTGACATTATCGACACTTTGAAGAAAAAGCAAAAAGAGGTTGCAAATGAGATGGAGACTGCACGTAAGGCTGGAGGTAAGTATTGGGAAGACAACAAGCAAAGATACAAAGAAGAAAACGACGCTCTTGTTGCAGACATTCATGCTTACAACGCACTTACCGATGCAGAAGAAAAGGCAAACAAGAAAAGCGGAAAAGGTGGAAGCAAGAAAGACCCATTGCTCGATGCACTCAAGCAGGAGATAAGCCTTGTCGAAAAGTTGCAAAGCGACTACGATAAATTGTCTAAGAGTGGTGCATCACAGGCAGATGCTCTTGACACGATACGTGGCGCATACGGCAAAACCATTCGGTTGCTTAACACACAGTTGCAGTCATACGGATTGCCACAGATTGACATATCGCAACTCATTACTGGCAAAGACCCGAATAAGGCTCTTGCGCACTTTAAGCAAACTCTCAACACGCTTGTAAGCAAAGGTATGCTTACGCTGGAGCGTTCAAAAGAACTTGAGGCTGTTGTTGAGAAGTTTACGCTGTCTGCAAAGACATACAACCTTGACATGATTACCAAGGGCTTGAACAACGAGCTTGGCAAGTTGAAGGACGAGTACGAGTTGGCGGTTGAATTGGATGCTAATCCTGAATTGGGCGATATGTTTGCGGATATGTTTGGAATCAACACAAGCATGCTACCGAGAACGTTTGGTGATGCACTTGATAGAGCGCAAATTATCATCAATAGAAAGCTTGCCGAAATGAATATTACAACACCGTTTGATTTGATGGAGGGTAATATTGATAGTTTTGCGAAGTCAACTGGCCTTGATAAAGATAGTGCTGTAATCAAGGAACTTGTTTCTGCACAAAACGCATATCGCGATATGTTTAAGAAGAATATTACCGAGACTGAAAAGATTCTTGACGACTACATCAAGAAGTATGGTGACTATTCGGATAAGATTGCTGAAATTGAAGCAAACAGGCTTGAAAAGTTGAAAAAACTGAACGAAGCATACTATACCGAAGAAATGCGCAAGCGTCCAGAGTATATTGCAAAACTTAATGCCATCGAACAAGGTGCAAATAAAGAAAAGCAGCAGGTTGATTTTGATGAGTTCAAGAACAGCCGTTACTACACGATGATGTTTGAGAATTTGGACTACATATCCACTAAGACCATTCGTGATATGCGTGACCGAGTGCGTGAACTCATAGACACAATGAATGATTTGACCCCAGAACAACTAAAAACCATCATATCTCAATACGAAAAGTTGGAACAAAAGTTAGTTAAGCGTAGTCCGTTCAAAACACTTACAAAGGACTTGAAGGAGTATTTCGCAACCTCAAAGGAACGTAAGGCAGCTAATCAAGAGTTTAAAAACGCACAAAAAGAATATGATGCACAGAAAAAGAATGTTGCAGCACTTAAAGAAAAGTATGAACAAGCAAAGGCAAATTCTAACACTTCTAAATCGTATCTTGATTTCTTGCAGATAGAAATTAACGGAGAAAACGAAATTCTCAAGATACTTAAAGAACAACTTGAAGCCGCCCAAAAGAAAGCAGACAAGTATAATCTTACCGCAAAACTTGCAAAGAGTGAGGCTTTACAGGTGGCAAGAGTTGTTGCTGACAATGCTCAATCGTTAAGCGGATTTAGAGATTTTCTCAAAAACGACCTTGGTGTCGAGATTTCTGCCGAGTTCGATGGTTTTGTTGATGGAATGAACAAAATGGGAGAAGGTATAAACAATATTATATCTTCTGCAACAAGTGGTAATGTTGTTGGTGTTCTTACAGGTGTTGGTCAAACAATATATGGTATCTATGATGGTATTGCAAGTATATTTGGTGGCGGAAGTGCTGCTGATAAAAAAATAACAAGACAGATAGAAGACTCAGAACGAGCAGTCAAGAGACTTGAAAACGCATATAAGAATCTTGAATATGCAGCCGAAAATGCGTTTGGTGCTGCAACATCTGGTGCTCAAGAAGCAATAAAGGCAAATAAAGAACTTCAACTTGTAGAGCTGAAAAGACAACTTGCACTTGAACAATCCCGCGACAGCAAGCATAGGGATGAGGATAGGATTATCGAAATAAGAGGACAAATCATTGACCTTGAACACGAAATCAAGGACTTTACCAAGAATGCCGTAAATGATTTGCTTGGAATATCATCTCATGGAGATTTCTTTGAAAGCATGATTTCGGAAATGATTGAGGCTTTCAAGAATGGCGAAGATGCTATGGAGGTGTTTGAAGAAAAGTGGTCTGACATGATTGACAACATGATAATGAAGACCATTGTCAGTCAAGTGCTATCACAGTGGGTTAAGTCGCTTGAACGTGGTGCTGACGAAATACTTGAAAAGTACACAGAGGAGTCATCAAAGAAAATGGCTGACCTTGCAAACGAAATGACAAACCTGCGCACAATGGATGCAGGTGATGCTTCTGAGTGGATTTACGACAATGATAGGGAAACCTTTAACAAAATCCTCGAATCTATGGGAATGGCTTCTGTTGGTGACATGAGTTGGGTTGAAAGACGGAAATGGTTTAATAAAGCTTGGGGCAGTGGTCTTGCACAGAAAATCATGGATGCATATTTAGCTATGCTCGACAACAATATGGCAGGTTTGCAAGAAGAACTTGACAAAGCATCCCTTGATGCTACGGGTGAACTCATTGACTATTATGGGGAAGCAGGAAGGGAGTTTAAAGAAAACTACCTTGGTCAGATTCTTGACAAGATTCAAGAGAACTGGAACTTTGGTCAAGACTCCGAAAAACAACTCAGTCAACTTCAACAGGGTATTCAGGGTGTTACCGAAGATACAGCAGGAGCGTTGGAGGCAATAACAAACGGTATTTCTCAGCAATGCTACCTACAATCTGACCTTCTGACACAAATTCGGGATGCTGTTGTTGGTATGGATATGGATGTACAAGTCGCAACACAAGCTCAGATGTTGTTACAATTACAGCAATCCTATGCCGTCCAAATGGCTATCCAAGGAATCCTTGAAGGCGTGCTTGTACCAAGCGGGCGAGCTTTCTCTGTTGAACTTGTGAGCTAATTATTTGGAAGTAATTAAAAAAAACATTATCTTTGCAACATGGAAAATCAAATGATGACATTCAAACGCAACGCATTGCTCGGAAATATCTCTGGGCAACCGTTGTGTTCGGACTTTAAATCTGCATGGAGGCAATGTGGAAGCAACAAGGAAATGCTTGTCAGACTTGCCCTTATGCAGCAAAGTCAGCCATTCTTTTCTACCGCATGTTATAAGAGTCTTGGTCTTTCTAAGGAATACATAAAGGAAGAGTTCAAGGACTACATCAATGGATATATAGTTACTAATGCCGATGGTGTTAACGGATATACTTATGCCTTGTATGTAGACTGGGACTACGAAAACGACTTGGAAATAAAGACCGATGTTGCAAGTATCATGTGGACTACCAATACAAATGTTGTTGTCGAAAAGACAAAGTGTCCGACAATCTACATAAGTAACAAGAGTAGTGTTAATTTGATATGCGATGGGTTCAACACCATTCATGTCAAACTATTCGACAAGAGCAAGTTGTTTATTGACGACTTGGATAGCGAAAGCCAAGTCATTGTATATAGGTACAGCGACGACGCAAAGGTTGAAGAGGGAAAGTTTTGCTTCGGCAAGGTCAAGGTTTTTGATAAGGAATTAAAATTGTAGAATACATGGCACAGACATTAAGCAATAAATACTTTGTGAAAAAGTCCCCGAACGCAGAATGGGAAGACTTAACAGCCAAGTTCGCTGGTCTGAAAATCCTAAAGGTTGAAGGAATGAACGAGATTGGTGATGCCTTGAACGTGTATTCAGAACAATGGATTGATTCTCAGTCCGAGGATTTCATGGTAACGAAAAAAGAGCAAGGCTCAGACGTTGTTATAAGGAAAAATGTAGATATTTTGCTTACGTTTATAGTTAGCAGGCGATACACAAACAAGCTTATTAATGAAAGCCTTGTTTACGACGCTTTTGTTGATTACGTTACCAATGGGGACTTTTATATAAAATCCGTTTATACCAACAAAGAAGCCCATGTTGTATGTCTAAAAGGGTTCAAGCCAACTTCTGTTAAACTTAACAGAGGATGGAGTAGTTACATTATGGCGACAATAGAACTTCATACACTCGATAACCCAAGCACTGTTGATGCGACTCCTGTTGTTCAAGACTTGTATATTGGGTTTGGTAACAATTTGGTATTTTCTGTTAACGAAATTAAGAATTTGCAAAACGTTCAGCACTACATAAGTGATTCGGATTTTGGCGGCGATTATTCAATAACGAACACCAGTACCAAATACCTTTGGATTTGTTCTACAAGAAAACTTGACCCGTCTCAGGTTCTCTCAGACATTTTCTACATTCCGATTGATGTTGAGATAAAAGTCGGTGACTTCTACTGTTACCGTAGTTCAAAAAGGATTGTTCCAACAACAGTTGATTTTACTTTAGTTGATTCAGATTAATGATAAAAGCATAAGAGATATGGCAGAAATAAAAACATACGACGTAATTAAAAACTACGCAGATGATGGTAAGGCTGCACTTGCAAGTCAAATATGGGAC